GATGTGTCCATCAACGTCGGCCTTGGCACTGGGGACCTTGAGCAGAAGATGGCCATGCTGACCATGATCTCTGCAAAGCAGGAGCAGGCGCTGCAGCAGCTGGGTCCTGTTAACCCGTTGGTGACGCCTGCGCAGTACAGCAACACTCTTCGCAAGATTGTCGAGCTCGCAGGGTTTAAGGACTCTAGCGCGTTCTTCAATGCGATTCCAGCCAACTATGTGCCGCCGCAGGCGACTCAGCCTCCCAAGCCATCTCCGGAAGAGATGCTGGCGCAGGTTCAGGCGCAGGCGATCCAAGCGGACATCCAGAAGAAGTCTGCAGAGCTGCAACTTGAGCAGCAGAAGGCGCTCATGGCAGATGACCGTGAGCGCGACAAGATCGAGACAGACCGATTCATCAAACTGCGCGAGCTGGAGCTGAAGTACGGAGCTGTGATCAACGAGCAGCAGCTCAACATGCAGGTCGAGCGTGACCGCATGGCCATGCAGGCAATGCAACCTCAACAAGGAATGTGATGGAAGAAAAGCGCAAAATCTCATCTCGTGGCCAGAAGGCCATGATGGTACTTTTAGACCCGATATTGGTCGAAGCGTTTCAAGACATTGAAAACCGTTACACAAACGAGTGGAAAAGCAGTAAAGTTGAAGAAGGCGTCAAACGTGAGCGAGCCTACGTGGCGGTTCAAGTGATTGACGACTTGAAAACCCAGCTGCAGACGTATGTTGACCGTGGCAGAGTTGCGGACAAGCAGATGCAGAAGGATTCTTGATGTACATTTAAAGGGTAAAAAATGAGTAATGGCACCACGCCTTCGGGCAGTGTTTCTCAGTCGATGACGCAGCAAGAAGCTGCAAATGCCTTCGAGTCGATGCTGCCGTTGGAAGACGGAGAACAGCAGGAACAAGAGGCGCTGGAGGATGATGAGTCCTCACAAGCCGTCGAGATGGATGAGTCTGCAGAGGACGACGCGGCAGACGAAGAGATCGAAGACGAAGAGTCCGATGAGGATGTAGAAGAAGAGGTTTTTGAAGAGGCACCGAAGTTCACCGTCAAAGTCGACGGCAAGGACGTAGAGGTCACCTTGGAAGAGCTTCAGAAGGGCTACAGCCGCACAGAGGACTACACGCGCAAGACCCAGGCCCTTGCCCAAGAGCGCAAAGCGGCTCAGGCGGAACTGGAGGCGGTGCGTACAGAGCGTACTCAATACGCTCAACTGTTGGGTGCCTTGCGGGCCCAGCTGCAAGAGTCGCAGTCAAACCAAGTCGATATGGAGAAGCTCTACAACGAGGATCCTATCGAGTGGGTTCGTCAGCGTGAACTGCAGCGTGTGAACGCCGAGAAGATGATTGCGATCCAGTCGGAGCAGCAGCGTCTGATGGCGGAACAGCGCAAGGAGCAGCAGAAGGTATTCCAGACACGTCTCTTGCAAGAGAAGGATCTGCTACTTTCGGCGGCCCCTGAGCTGAAAGATCCAAAGGTTGCGGCCAAGTCCAAAACCGAATGGATCAATGCAGGCAAGGCAATTGGGTTGACTGAGCAGGAGCTCAACGGCATCACGGACCATCGTATGCTGCTTGCATTGCGCAAGCTGGCCGCATACGACTCTATGGTCAGCAAGCGCCAGAGCATCAAGCCAGACGCACCCACTGGGAAGGTGGCAAAGCCAGGAGTGGCAGCCAGTCCCAAGCAGCAGTCGAGTGTTGTGAAGAAAGCTCAACAGCGTCTCAAGCAAACTGGGCACATCCGCGACGCGGCAAGCCTAATTGAACGACTCTTGTAACCTTCAAAGGAACACAAAATGGCAGCTATTACCAATACATACACCCGCTTTGATGCGAAGGGTGTTCGTGAGGACCTTTCCAATGTGATCTATCAGATCAGCCCAGAAGAAACGCCCTTCATGTCTAACATCGGCAAAGAGAACGTCAAGAACACTTTCTACGAGTGGCAGACTGACGACCTCGCATCAGCCGTGACAACCAACGCTCAGATCGAAGGCGACGACGTCACCTCTTTCACAGCAGCAACCGCAACCGTGCGCCTGGGCAACTACACCCAGATCAGCCGCAAGGATGTCATCATCTCCGGCACCCTGGAGTCTGTTGACAAGGCAGGACGCCGCAGTGAACTGAGCTATCAAATGGCGAAAAAATCCGCCGAGCTCAAGCGCGACATGGAGACCACAATGTTGGCCAACCAAGCCGCTGTAGCTGGTGACACATCTACCGCTCGCAAGACTGGTGCTCTGTTGGCCTTCTTGAAGACCAACACCAACATCGGCACTGGCGGTGGCGATCCTTCGTACACCACTATTCCCAACGCAGCTCGCACTGATGCCACGACCACCAACTTGCGCTCGTTCAGCGAGACCCTGTTGAAGGACGTGATTCAGCAGGTTTGGACTGAAGGCGGCAAGCCCACCATGGTCATGGCTGGCCCCGTCAACAAACAGAACCTGAGCTTGATGGCTGGTATTGCCGCACAGCGTTACAACGCCCAAGGCAACAAGCCCTCAACCATCGTGGCGGCAGCTGACATCTATATTTCAGATTTCGGCCAAGTTTCGATTGTTGCGAACAGATTCCAACGTGAGCGTGACGTCTTTGTGCTCGACCCCGAGTACGCAAGCGTTGCATACCTGCGCCCCTTCCAGACCGTGGAATTGGCCAAGACCGGCGACGCCGAGAAGCGCATGCTCTTGGTTGAGTGGGGCTTGAAGGTCCACAACGAGAAGGCACACGGCGCTGTTTATGACCTGAACAGCACCATCCAGACGGCCTCCTGATAGAAGGCAAAGGGTGGGCTAATAACCCACCCTTTTTTTGACTATGCATTCAAAAGTTTTTGATTTTGACCCAGTCACTGGCGTCAAGAAAATGTGGCACTACGACGGTGACACAGACCAGGCCGTCATTGAGACCATTGTTGACGCAACTGGTGTTGTTGAAGACAACAAGGCACAATTCAATCAAATCGACGAGAAGGCAGGCTGGAAGGGTGACATGCACAAGGTTGCAAGCATCCCGATGGCGCTGTTTTATGACCTCAAAAAACAGGGAATCATTGATGACCAAAAGCGTCTGAAGGCGTGGCTCAATGACCCAGACAACCGATTTTTTAGAACCCGACCCGGAAGAGTTTAATGTCACAAACACCACACACCATTGGAATACTTGTACCCACCAGAGACTTTGTCAACTCTGGATTTGCATTTGATCTGGCCAGGTTGGTCGGGTTTACAGTTGGAACGACCCACAACAAGGTCGTGATATACACCAGCTCTGGGACGCTTCTGTCGTCTCAACGTCAGGACCTCGCACGAGATGCGGTTGATGCCGGGTGCACACACACACTGTGGCTTGACAGTGACATGCGTTTCCCAAAAGATGCATTGGTTCGTTTGCTTGCGCACGATGAAGACATCGTCTGCGCAAACTATGCAAAGCGTCGTTTCCCGACAGAACCCATTGCGGTCAGAAAGAACCAGCCTGGTGATGACGCGGAGCATGTCGATCGCGTCTATACTGAGCCTGATTCGACGGGCCTTGTTGAGGTTGACTATTGCGGCATGGGCGTGATGCTCGTGAAGGCAGATGTTTACAAGAAGATGGAGTTCCCTTGGTTCGCCATCCCTTGGGTGCCAGCCGCAGAGGACTACATCGGCGAGGACGTATGGTTTTGCAGACGTGCGTACGAGAACGGTTCAAAGACGATGGTTGACCAAGATCTTTCAAAAGAGGTCCACCACATTGGGACGTTTGAGTACAAGCACGAGCACACGCTTGTTTGCAGGGATTGAACATGAACTACTCGCAGCTCAAGAGCAACATCGCTGATTTTTTGAACAGGACAGACCTCACTGGCGTCATCCCGACGTTTATTGAGCTGGCAGAGGCGCAGATGGAGCGTGCGCTTCGCACCCGCCAGATGGTTGAGCGATCAACGGCATCGATTGACACACAGTACAGCGCCGTGCCAGCAGACTTCTTGGAGGTAAAGACGCTCAAGATCACGGGCACGACTCCGATACAGCCTGTCGAGTTTGTGACTCCGCAGCAGATGGACGACATGGACTCGTTCCGTCCAAATTCGCCAGGAATCCCAAAGTACTTCACGATCATTGGCAATCAGATCCGTGTGAATCCTATCCCTGACTCTACATATACAGCGGAGCTGACATACACGGCAAAGCTGCAAAAGCTGTCTGATAGTGTCACAACGAACTGGTTGTTGACTTCTTCACCTGATGCGTACCTGTATGGTGCGCTGATGCAGGCTGCGCCTTATCTCAAGGATGATGAGCGTGTCGGCGTGTGGGGAACTCTTTACAATACGGCCATCGAGGCCATCAAGTTTGCGGACAAGAACGCAAGTGCAAGTGGCTTGATTAAAGCCAGAGTCAAACCTTTTGGAGCACGTTGATGTCTTCTTTTACAAATCACACAGAGAACCTGGTTCTCACATGGCTGCTGACAACTGGGTCTGCAACGCGTCCCACCGCTTGGTATGTCGGTCTGTTTACCGCTGCGCCTTCAGACGCAGGTGGCGGTACAGAGGTATCTGGATCAGGATACGCTCGCAAGGCTACCGGCACGATCACAGTGTCTGGCACAGACACCACAGCGACAAACGCTGCGGCAATCGAGTTTGATGCAGCGTCTGGTGGCAACTGGGGAAGCATCACTCACGCAGCGATATTTGACGCAAGTACAAGTGGCAACATGATTGCTTGGGCGCAGTTGACAACGGCTCGTACCATCAACGATGGTGACGTGTTCCGCATCCCTGCTGGCTCATTGACAGTCACCCTGACATAACATGGCAGCGTACGGCTCCGGCTACTACGGCGGGGGCAATTACTCCTACGGCGTCAGCCTTGGAGCTGCCGACATTACCGCGACGAGTTCCGCTTCAATAAGCGGGACTCGTTTTGTCTTTGGCGCTTTTGATGTTGTTGCCAGCTCGGATGTTGTTGTTGACGGCAAGCGGGTCCAGTTTTCTGGATTCGACGTGTCTGCCAGCTCTAGCTCAACGGCGTCTGGTCAAAGGCTGGCGGTTGGTGCAGCAAGTGTTGCGAGCTCGTCTTCTGTCGCAATAGCAGCCAGGCGCGTGGCGGTTGGCGCTGGATCAATCAGCAGCGCATCGACTGTTGCTGCTTCTGCTCAACGCTTGGCGCTTGCAGCTGCTTCTGTGTCGTCAACATCAACGGTTGAGATCAGCGCGATCCGTGTGGCGTTTATGGCCGCGTCTGTTGCGTCTGACTCGATCATCGTTGTTGACTCAAATGTGATTGTCAACCAGGCGCTTACTGTTGCCGCTGACAGTGATTTTGATGTCTTAGCGGTGATGACAGCAAACATCGGATTTGGCGTCACAGGACAGTCATCCATTGAGGCCGCTGGCAATCTAAAATGGCAAGAAGAATCTGACACCTCAGAGTCGTGGACGCCGGAGGCGGACACATCCACCAACTGGACACCCGTGCCGCAAGATGCGGTCGTGTGGAATTGATTTTTTAGGGGTATAGCAAAATGGCTGATACAAACACAACCAACCTGAGTCTGGTCAAGCCAGAGGTGGGCGCATCAACAGACACGTGGGGCACAAAGCTCAATACGGACCTTGACACCATTGACGCGGTGTTTAAGGGTGATGGGACTGGCACTTCTGTTGGTTTGAATGTTGGCTCTGGCAAGACGCTGGCGATTGCTGGCTCTTTGACTAACAGTGCTGGCACAGCCAACGGCGTGGCCTACCTCAACGGCTCCAAAGTCCTGGCCACGGGGAGTGCGCTGACGTTTGATGGGACGAGGGCGACTATCGGTAGCACCAGTATTTATGACAGCGCAATGCTGTCCATTACTACACCAAGTCAAGTTTATAGTCTTATCGTTGATGGCGGCACAACGAGCAATAAATCTCGTGGCGGTTTCTACCACCCATCTGCCAATGTGTTTGCGATTAACGCTGACAGTGCCGCATCTCTTGCTTTTACGCTAATCACCTCCGAACAAATGCGCCTGTCCTCCACAGGTCGGGGT